AAATGCCGAGATATCCGAAGATATGCCGACAAATGCCGACTATCAAAATACAAATCAAAATACAAATCAAAATACAAATCAAAATACAAATCAAAATACAAATCAAAATACAAATCAAAATACAACCCCCTATAAAAGGGGGGAGAGTGTAACACCCGCGCCCGCACGCGAGGGGGAAATGAAAACCTTCGGGACCTTCCACAACGTCAGGCTCACCGACGGCGACATCGAGACGCTGCACATGAAGTTCGCCTCCGAGGGCCTCGACGGCGAGTTCCTCGACCGATGCATCGACCGCCTCTCCGCCTTCATGGCCCAGGAGGGGCGCACCTACCAGAACCACGCAGCCGCCATCCTCGGCTGGGCCAAGACCGCCGTCCTCGAAGACGACCGAAAGACCGGCAACGTGGCCAATGCCCGACAAGGAACACAGCCCTCGTACAAAGACAGCGAGGAGCAACGACTGCGCGATCTGTGGGAAAGCGCCTCGGAACAAGACAAGCAAGATTACCTGAAAGCCTACGGCGGCAAGATGCCGTGGGAAATAAAACGATGACACTATGGAAACAAAACAGTACAACAACAAGACACCCATCGGGCAGATGCGACCCTTCGACCTTACGGAACGCCTGAACACCTTCGTGACGCAGGCCTACTTCCGCAGATCGCGCCAGCTGCCCACCAACATCGCCGCAATGGTGGAGTGCCTCAAGGGCGACCTCCTCAAGCACTTCCCCGACTGCCCCATCGGAACCGTCGACGACGCCATCACCACCTCCACACTCTTCGACAACGACAAGCAGGTCTCCGTCGCCTTCTTCTTCGAGGCCGTGAAGAAGAAATGGTGGCAGCCCAAGACCAACGTCCACGGCTGGGAGGACAACGAGTACCGCCGCCCCGACTATGAGGAGGACACCATCGGCCTGCTCGACACCTGCGCCGACGTGCTCGCACGCATGGACGTAGCCGAAGCCAACGGGCAAAAGGTCTCCAAGAAGAACGAGTTCAAGGGCGTCGTCGTGGAGCTGCCCGCCTTCAACGCCCGACGCATGTACGGCTACCTCAAGCTGCGCGGCCAGCTCGCCGACGGAGCGGGCGAACACTTCATGCCCGACGCGCTCCTCAAGGTCAACACCGAGAGGATGCGCACCCACCACCACCGCCTCACCAAGGAGGAAGCCCAGAAAGACCCCGACGTGCGCTGCATGGCCATGCGCCTCGCCTGCCTCGACTGGCTCAAGGCCTGCATCACCCAAGGCCGCAAGCCTTCCGACATCCTCACCCCGCTCATCGACCAGGCATCCTATGCCGAATATAGGAGGACTTCGCCATGAATGGATACCAGATGACGCTTGACTTCGCAACACCGCCCGTCGAGGAAACCAACGCATGGCTCCTCGAGTGTCTCGAACGATGGCGCATCGACCAGCTGCGGCTGCATCACCAAGTCGAGCCGTTCTATTCCAAAAAGAAAAAGCAATTAATTGAAAATCAATAAATTAAATAATAAAACCCACAAAATCAGTAAGTTATGGAAATGTTAGCCATCTACAAGGGACACTCCGAGGCCGTCGAGGGTGTCAGCCAGTCAACCGGAAACGCCTGGCGCAAAATGTCGGCCATCTTCGAAACCGTCGAGCACTACCCCAAGACCATCGCCGTCGTCTGCATGAACGCCATGTGCGAGACCGCGCTGCAATGCAAGCCCGGAAAGCTCTACCGCGTCCGTTTCGACGTCGAGAGCCGCTCGTGGACCGACCCCAAGACGAACCAGGAGAAGTGGTTCACCGACTGCAAGTGCTGGGGCATCGCCGAGGAGGTGCCAGCCGCCAAGCCTGGCGTGCAGGCCCAACCGCAGGGCACGGTCACCGCTCCCGCCCGTGCCGCCTCTCAACAACAGGAAGAGAACCCCAACGACGACCTGCCATTCTGAGCCATGGAAGAACATAACAACGACGACACGCAGCGGATGATCCACGAGGAGTACAATGGCAACCCCAGGGGCTGCTTCTTGCTCGTCATGTCCTTTCTCCTCGCCTGCACGTCCTTAATCATCGCGATATTATGAACCAAGACGAACACAAATTGCAATGCGCCTGCGTGCAGTGGTTCAACATCCAGCACCGCGACCTCAGGGGGCTGCTCTTCGCAGTCCCCAACGGCGGGGCGCGCTCCAAGGCCACCGCCGGAATGCTCAAGGCCGAGGGCGTCGTCCCTGGCGTCGCCGACCTCATCCTGCTGGTTCCGCGATGCTTCAAGGCTCACGACGACGACGGCTGGTACAACACCATCCACGGCCTCTGCATCGAGATGAAGACCGCCAAGGGGCGGCAAAGCCCCGAACAGAAGGCATGGCAGGTCATCGTGGAGGCCAAAGGCTATCAATACGCCGTCTGCCGCTCCTTCGACGACTTCGTGAGAACCATCAACGAATATCTCGGAAAATGACTACTTTTGCAACACCAAAAACCAAAACACCATGACACAACCAAAAGAAATCAAGACCATCGCCGACCTCACACCCGACGGCGACAACTTCAACAAGCATACCGAGTTCGGCCAGAAGCTCCTCGAGGACAGCCTCCGCAAGTTCGGCGCGGGCCGCTCCGTCCTCGTCGACCGCAACGGCAACATCATAGCGGGCAACTCCACCACCGAGACCGCAGCCTCCATCGGCATGGAGGACGTGGAAGTCGTCAAGACCGACGGCAAGAAGCTCGTCGTCGTGCAACGCACCGACCTCGACCTCGACAGCCCCGAAGGTCGCGAACTGGCCCTTGCCGACAACATGACCGCCCTCAAGGGCATCGACATGGACCTCAACAAGGTCCGCGAGACGCTGGGCGACGACCTCGCCAAGGCGTGGGGGATGGAGCTGACACCGCCCGAACTGCACGACGACGAGGAGATACGGCGCAAGGAGGCGGAGTTCAAGCAACGCATGGCCGCGGGCGAGGACTTGAGCGAGGACGAGGAGTACTTAGAATTTCTCGACAAGTTCAAAGCGAAGAAGACCACCGACGACTGCTACACGCCCGCCGTGGTGTACGAGGCCGTGGCCAAGTGGGTCGAGAACGAGTACAAAGTCAGCCGCAAGGACTTCGTGCGTCCGTTCTATCCCAATGGCGACTACAAGGCGGAGAAGTACCCAAAAGGCTGCATCGTCGTCGACAACCCGCCCTTCTCCATCCTCGCCGAGATACTGAACTTCTACAAGGAAAACGGCGTGCGCTTCTTTTTGTTCGCTCCTACCTTGACCCTTTTCTCCTCCTCCTCCTCCTCCTCCTCCTCCTCCACGGCATTGCCTTGCGGTGCGCAAGTGGTCTACGAGAATGGCGCAAGTGTGAGCACCTCGTTCCTCACCAACCTCGAAGACCGCTCCATCCGCTTCAAGTCCTGCCCGAGCCTCTACCAAGTCGTGCAGGCTGCCTCCGACGAGTACGCCAAGGAACTCCACAAGGAGCTGCCTAAATACTTGTACCCAGATTATGTCGTCACCGCCGCCTTCGTGGCGAGGCTCTCCAAGTACGGCATCCCCTTCGAGGTGAGCGTGGGGCAGTCCTGCGCCATCTCATCGCTCGACAGTCAGAAGGAAAGCAAGAAGGCCATCTACGGCAAAGGCTACCTCGTGAGCGAGAAGGCAGCGGCAGAGAAGGCAGCGGCAGAGAAGGCAGCGGCAGAGAAGGCAGCGGCGACACGGTGGACGCTATCCGACCGCGAACGCGCCATCATTGCGAAACTATCAAAAAACGACAGCCATGCCAACGAATAGCACCCGCCCCTTCTCCATCGTCTCACGTGTGGGCCGTCCGCCGCTCTACCCCGACCCCGAAGACCTCGCCAGGGTCGCCGACGAGTATTTCCAATGGTGCGACGACAACCCCATCGAGACCGCCACACGCAAGCTCGTCGGGGCTAAGCAGACAAGCAAGGGCGGGGAGGCCAAGAGTGACGAGACCAAGTTCACCACCAGAAGGGCCTACACCCTCGACGGCTTCTGCCTCTTCGCACGCATCTCCGACTGGTCGTCGTTCAAGTCGGCGGAGGCGCACAGCGACGCGGAATATCTCGCAGTCATACACGCAATAGAGCAGACCATCCGCGACCAGCAGGTGAGCGGGGCTCTCGCCGGCGTGTTCAACTCCAACATCGTCGCCCGCCTCAACGGACTGGCGGACGTGCAACGGCAGGAAATCGACGACCAGCGCAAGCAGACCGCAGGCGATGCCATCGCCGCCATCCTCGGCGTCGAGGTCGCGCAAATCGAGAACCGATGAACGAGACGACCGACAAGATATGGCTCTACCTCCGCAGCCGCTACCAGCAGGGCGCACACGTCAACATCCTGAAGGGCGGGCGACGCAGCGGAAAGACGTGGCACATCCTCCAATGGCTGGGGATGCGCTGCGTCTATTTCCCCCGCCACATTGTGTCGGTCGCCGCCATGACCAACGACCAGGGCCGCCTCGGCTCATTCGCCGATATGGGCGATATCGCCGAACTCTACCCCGCCCTCTTCAACGGGGTGGCCCCCAACACCTCGCCGCTCGAAATCCGCTACCCCAACGGATCGAAGATGATCTTCAAGTCGTACCGCCGGAGCGAGACCGCCAAGGGCATCGCCTGCGACGACCTCTTCATCAACGAGGCCAACAACTTCACCTACCAGCAATATGTCGATCTGCGGGCCAACGTCCGCAAGCAGACCTTCATCGACTACAACCCCAACTTCAAGTTCTGGGTCGACGACCACTTCAAGCCCGAGGACATCTGCACGACGACATGGCTCGACAACAAGAACCACCTCACCCCCTCGCAGCTCGAATACTTCGCAGACCTCAAGTCAAGGGCCGAAAGCCCCAACGCCACCAGCATCGACTTGTACAACTATTCCGTGTACTACCTGGGCGAATACGCGGAGATCGATGGGGCCATCTTCACCCACGCCAACATCAAGGTCGCCAACGAACTGCCCCGCCGTGCCGACGGCTCGCTGGCCCTGCGCAACTTCGCCATCTTCGCCGACCCGTCCGCCCTCCGTGGCGCGGACTATTTCGCCACATGCCTCACCGCCACCGACGACGACGGCCAGGTGTGGCTCATCACCTCCGACAGCCGCAACACCGGCGGACGCGAGGAAGTGGCCCGCTGGATGATGGATACCGGCAAGGCGTGGGATGTGGAGCGCGTCTACATCGAGACCAACGGCATCGTCGGCCTCGACTTCTACGACTTCGCCATGAACAGCGGCCTGCCCGTGCAGGGCTGGTACTCCAAGGGCAACAAGTACCAGCGCATCGTCGACAACTACCAAAACCTCACCACCCGCCTCGTCGTCCTCGACACGCCAGAGAACAGATCGTTCCTTGAACAGGTATACACGTTCGCGGAGAAATGCGAGCACGACGACAATGCCGACGCGCTCAACTCGTCGTTCAACATGCAGCGGTTCACCGCCTGACGGTGGTGGGTGGAAGCGGAGGCGGAGAAAAAAAATCCGCTTTTCCGTCGAAATAGAAATTTTTTTCTATTTTTGCAGCCGACCAAAAACCAAAATCTTGAAAATCATCGACCGCATATTCCCCTTCCTTCGTCGCCATCTCTCGGTCATCGGCTCGTATGCCTACGGCCTGCCCTTCGAGGGCATCGGCTGCAAGCGGTTCGGAGAGGCCATCTTCATCAACATCGTGGAGATCCTCACCGATCTGGCCAACGACGTGGAGTGGAAAAACAATGGCACGAACGCCATGCGGTTCGCTGAGTTCAAGCGTTTCTACGAAGACGAGGCGATGCGCGTGCTGTGGCGCACCTACCGCTACGGCTTCGCCGTCGTCGCCTTGTCGGACGCTACGCTGCGGCTACTCGACCCCGACGAGTGGACCGAGCACGGCACCGCCGACCGCAAGCGCGTCATCGTCAGCAAACGCAAGGACGAGCAGGTATACATCGTCAAGTCGGCCACCTTCGAGAATGTGGGAAGGTCCGACTTCGATATCCTCCGCCCCTTCATCGACTTCCTCGACAACACTCTTAACGCCTCCAACACCGCCACCGAGCGGATGGGCGCGATGGTCGTGGCCAGCCCCGAGACGGCGGGAGCAGCCCCGACCCCCGCCGTGCTCAACGAAAAAGACAAGAAGGATATGGAGGAGGAAATCAGCAAGGAATACGGGCTGCTCAACCGCCAACGCCAAGTCATGCTGCTGCCCCGCTCCATGCGCTTCGACACCATCAACCTGACCAGCATCGACACCCGTCTCAACGAGCGCGTGCGTGTGGCCGTGCTCGCCATCTGCGACCGCGTGAAGGTGCCGGCCAACCAAGTCGCCATCATCGACGCCAACAGCTCCAAGTCGCTCAGCAACGGCAGCGAGCTGCGCGAGGGCGACTTCTCCAAGTACCAGAGCTTCGAACGCCTGCTCAACCGCACGTTCGTCAAGATGGCCTCCGACATCGAGCTGAACGTCGACTACACCATCTACAACAAGCCCGAAAGGAATACCAAACAACAAACCACCGAGCCATGAAGAAAATCAAGATAACCGACACCGTGCTGCTGGGCGAATGGAAGGAGGTGCAGGACCTGCCCCTCTCCTCCATCACCAAGAAGGACACCGACACCGCTACCCTCGACGGCCTCGTCATCAAGGGCTATGAGACCAAGTTCGGAAAGACCAACGAGAACGGCGAACGCTACGCACCCGACTGCCTCGACAAGTTCGTGAAGTCCTACTTCGTCGACAACGGCCTCAACATGGTTGTCGACCTGCAACACGGCTGGGACATCGACAGCCAAGTTGGCCGTGTCGTCTACCTCGAAGTCAACAGCGTTGGCTTCTACTTCGTGGCCTACATCCCCCGCAGCGTCGCCCGCTACGAGCAAGTCAAGAACCTGCTCAAGGAGGGCATCCTGCAAGGTTTCAGCAAGTGCGGCTGGGCAACCGACTACGAATGGAGATACACCCCAAAAGGCGACCTCGACTATTTCCTCATCAAGGAAATGGCCATCATGTCGGTGTCGCTCGTCACCAACCCTGCCAACCCCATCCCGTTCGAGGCCGTGGGCGAGACCGTCAAGGACCGCCTCGAGTTCCGCAACAACACCAAGAGGAAATCAATCCTGAAATCAATGTCTAACCAAAACCAATAACACACCATGAAAAAGAAACTTATCACCGTGAAGGACTTCACCGCCTTACAGGCCAAGATCGCCAAGGCTCGCAAGGCCATCGCCAACGAACTGACCGAGGATGCCGCCGAGCTGCGCCGCTCCTTGATTGAAATGCTCGACGAACTGGATAAATTCGTCGGCGAAAACGACACCATCGACGAGGAAGAGCTGGCCAGCCGCGTCCGCGAGTTCATCGAAGCCTACAACGGCGACGAGAAGAGCGAGGTGCCCGCAGCCGTGGCCAACGCCATCGCCGCCAAGTTCAAGGCCTTGCAGAACACCCTCCCCGTCAGCGACAAGATGACCCCCGTCATCAAGAACCAAGTTGCCGTCGCCATCCTCAACGCCACGGGCGGCAGGGAAGGTGTGAAAGCCGCCATCGAAGGTGTCATGGTCAAGAACGGCATCACCGGACTTGAGTTCGACGACGTGGTGGACTTCGCCATCGCCGACAACTGGGGCGAGAGCAACCGCCTCTTCGCAGCCTTGCACAAGACTCCCGTCACCAAGTTTTTCTACACCGCCCAAGACGTCACCGACAGCGGTGTGACCGCCCACGGCTGGGCCAAGACCAGCGACGCGGAAAAGATCTCGCAGCAAATCAACGTGCAGAAGAAGCACATCGACCGCCAGTTCATCTACAAGATCCAGGACGTGGCCATGGAAGACCTCGCCGAAATCCGCAAGAGCGGCAGCGAGACCGTCTTCTTGCGTTGGTTGAACGAAGAGCTTGACCGCCAAATCGTGAACACCATCGTGTCCGTCATGCTGGGCAGCTACCAAGGCAGCGACATCACCACCGTCGAAGCCCTCCAGGGCACGGGCGTGACCGACGCTTTCCGCACCGCCGTCACCAGGGCTGGCAACACCGTGACCATCACCGACATCCGCGCCTTGAGCGACGCCGTGCCGAACCCCTACGGCAAGGCCAAGTGGCTCGTCATCAACCACGCCACCCTGACCACCATCAGCGAGTTCGTCTACGCCTCCGGCGGCTCGACCACCTACCACGCCATCGACACCATCAAGGGCATGCTGGGCGTGGACGAGATCTACGTCACCAGCCTGGCCACGACCCCCATCGTGTTCATTCCCGACGGCTACTGGTTCAGCGAGCTGACTGCCGAGGAAATCTCCGTCGTCTACCCGACTTGGAAGAACAACATCATGTCGTACCAGAAGGAACGCTACGCCGGCGCCGCCGTGCACGACCTCAAGAGCGTGGCCTTCTTGGTTGCTGGTGAATAACAACCGAAAGGAGCAGGACGATGGACGCAGCGACAATGAAGGATGCGGGATACAGGGTTTCCGCTCAGGTGAGCGACGAGGAGGTGGTGCAAGCTGCCGCCGATGTGGAGGCGGCATACATCCGCCCCATCCTTGACTTCGACCGTCCCACGGCGGTGGTGCAAGCCGCCATCATGCAGCTGACATACATCCTCCTGCTCCGCCGCCATGCCGTCGCCACACGCTCGGGCGGTAAGGTCAAGCTCTCGCCCTCGTTGAGCGAGACCGCAGGCCCGACACAGCAAGACCTCGAAGAGGCCGACCGAAGGCTTCGCGCCATTCAGGCCTCGACGACGGACGCCACGCAGGGCATCCCCTCGAAGCTCGTCGACGACATCGCAGGTCTCTACTTCCGAAAGACTTTCTTAGGACTTTAAACCAAAAACAGAAACCATGAACAAACACATCAATAAAAAGAAGTTCGCCCTCATCGTAATGGCCTATGCCAGTTGCGCGGGCACGCTGGCGGGCAACCTCGCCAAGGACTGCGACACCCCGCTGGCGGGCGGCTACACGGGACGCGGCGTGCTCATCGCGTTGGCAGACAACCCGACCATCGTGCAGAGCGCGACCAACCCCCGCACCATCTCGTCCATCACCATGCCCGCCAACAAGAAAGTTGCCGTCATCGACAACTCGTTCGGTCCCACCCCGCTGAACGGCTCCACCGTCCAGAGCAACACCGACGACGGGATGCTCAAGTACCGCAAGACCCTGGTCGTGCAAATCCCGCAGCGCGGCTCCGACGTGTCCAAGGACGTGGTGGAGCCGTTGAGCCAAGCCCCGCTGGGCTACATGGCCATCATGGAAAAGAAGGACCGCCAAGGCAACGGCTCGTTCGAGGTCTTCGGCTTCGAGCAAGGCCTGACCGCCACCGAGGATGGCATAACCCGCAACGAGTACGAGAACGGCGGCTGCACCATCGCCACGCTAAGCTGCAACGAGACGTGGTACGAGGTCGCCTTCTTCGACACCGACTACAACACCACCCTGCAAGCCTTCGAGGCTTTGCTGGCGCAAGGGTATTAATACGCCAAGTTTCATTTGCATTTGTTGGAGGTGGGGAGGTCATACGGCCTCCCCTCTTTGTAAGATGAGAGCCATAATTGCCATATTGACCACGATCGTCCCGCTGTCCGCGTCGGTGGCGTGTCGCACCATCCGCGAGACCTCTTCCATCGCGGCCACGGAGCGGCACGCCGACAGCGTGGCCGTGCTGCGCTCCATCGCGGCCACCGCCATCGCCACCGAGAGCGAGACGACCGTCATCGTCATGCGCCTCGACACCACGGGGCGGCTGCGCATCGTGGCCAAGGATATCACTAAGACCGTGACCCGCAAGGCAGAGACCGCGAAACGAGCCGATACAGCCGCTTTCGAGGCCAAGGCCAGGCAAACGGACATCCGAACGGAGAAAACCCGCGAGAGCGAAAGCAACGCAGCCATGACGTGCCATTCAGGCTTCATCGTCGGAATGTGGGGCTGCTTCACGCTGCTTGCCGCCGCCCTCGCACTTTACATTCACGCGAAATGGAAATCAAGGAACTAATCAAAAAGAAAGGGAAGTTCTCGCAGGCCGAGATTGACTTCATCATCGCCGAGGGCGCGAAATACGGCATCATGCCGCCCAAGCGAACGGGGTGTGTAAACTGCTGGCGCGACATGGCCATCGAGGTGGCCTACGCCATGAGGCAGGCCGACCCCAAGCCAAAGGCGCACCGCCTCCGTGGCGACGCCGCCAGGCACGGGGTGGTGTTCAGGGGACGCATCATCACTAACGACACCATCGACGACGACTGGGAGTGGATGCAGTCTAACGGCTTCCCGAAACAACTGCTCGAAGATGCTGAAGATTGACAGAAATACGAAGTACGAGGATTTCGCCACATTCGAGGGCGTGCTGGCCAATGGCGAGGAGGCGAGGCTGAAGGACGCAGCCGTCCGCGACCTCTATGGCTCGCAGGGCTTCATTTCCATGCCCATCAAGGACTTGACCGACGTGCTGCAAGGCGACAACACGCCGCTGCGCATCGACAGCACCGTCTTCGGCGTGTACCGCCACAAGGCCGCCGTGGAGTGGTTCGCCACCTTCGTCGAAACCTTGCAGCGGCTCACCCTGCCGCCTACCACCGAACAGGCCAGGCAGACGCAAGGCACAATGCCCGCCACCATCGACAAAGCCATCTACTTCTTCCTCCGCTCGTTCTTCGGGCTCCACGGCTATGCCGAAGCCGACCGCCTGACCGTTGCCGACCTGCTGCTTGCCAAGGAGGAAGCCTACAACGCCGCCGTCGTGGAGCGCAACATCAGCAACCAGCTCAAGGAGAAAGGAGGACACCAATGACCATCGTCGACAAGATAACCGAGAGTATCAAGTCCGCACACGGCGACGACTTCCCCGTGTACTACCACGACGAGCCGACGCTGAACCTGCTGACCTCGCAAATGTCATACCCCTGTGCGCTGTTCCAGCTCATCACCACGGGGCGCGTCGTCATGGAGGGCGGGCAAGCCAAAGAGCGGGTGAGTGCCGCCGTCTTCTTCGTCGAGCCGTCGCAGTTCGACTTCGACGCGACCGAGAACGAGACCATCATAGACCGCTGCAAGGGCAGGGCGATAGCGTGGCTGTTCACGCTGAACGCCTCGCACGACTTGCAGTTGGAGGAAATCACGCGGACCAGCCGCGTCTACGACCGCTACGACGACATCCTCACGGGGTATGGCGTGCTGGCGGAAATCAAGGAAACCAACGGAATATGCTAAACACAAAAGAAATATGAAACACTTAATCAAGATTGAGACACCCGAGCACGGCGTGCTATCCGTGCAACACGACGGGCGCGACTCGCAATACTGCGAGGCAGGCGAGACCATCATCCTCGACTGGCAGCCCGACCCGAAATGGGGCTTGCAGGAAGCCCATTACACAGTTGGCGGTCGTCAAGTTGCAATCGACTTGAAGACCCGCACTTTCATCATGCCGAGCGCCGAGGTTTCCATCGGTGCCACGTTCAAGCGTTTCGTCATTGAGGATTGGACGGGCAGGGATGGCGCGTTCAGCATCGTCGGCTCGTTCGATGTGAAATACCTCCCGACGCTCGACGGCTTCAAGGACGCGGGCAAGGTCGCCTTCGTAAAGGACACGCGCAAGTATGCCACTTGGGATGGTTACGGATGGACGTACATGGACGGCAAGCCCGTCACGCCGCGCTACCTCACCTTCACCGCCAACGAAGACGGCTCGAGCGTCGGCTTCTGCTGCTGGTCGGGAGACTACGAACCTGTTGACATGGGTAAGAACATGCAGTACTCCACCGATGGCGGCAAGACATGGGAAGACTACACCATCGGTGTAGGCGAAGACAACCTTGTTGCAATCGAACTGGACGAAGGCGAAAGCGTCATGTTCCGTGGTAACAACGAGAACCTCGCCTATTATCTCGAAGACAATGAAGATTATATCTACACCAAATGCTTCATCGATGGAAGCGTCGCCGCGAGTGGCGATGTGACATCGTTGCTAAATGGTGTCGGCGGTGATGCCACGCTGGCGAGTAACTGCTACTACTACATGTTCAGCGGCTGCACGGGCTTGACGCAAGCACCCGCCTTGCCTGCCACCACGCTGGCAAACTACTGCTACAGCAGCATGTTCAGCGGCTGCACGGAGTTGACCGAAGCCCCCGCGTTGCCCGCCACCACGCTGGCAAACTACTGCTACAACGGCATGTTCAGCGGCTGCACGGGCTTGACGCAAGCACCCGCCTTGCCTGCCACCACGCTGGCCGAGGGCTGCTACAGCGGCATGTTCTACGGCTGCACGGGCTTGACGCAAGCCACCGCGTTGCCCGCCACCACGCTGGCCGAGGGCTGCTACAGCGGCATGTTCTACGGCTGCACGGGCTTGACGCAAGCCACCGCGTTGCCCGCCACCACGCTGGCGAGTAACTGCTACTACTACATGTTCAACGGCTGCACGGAGTTGACCGAAGCCCCCGCGTTGCCCGCCACCACGCTGGCCGAGGGCTGCTACAACGGCATGTTCTACGGCTGCACGGGCTTGACGCAAGCCACCGCGTTGCCCGCCACCACGCTGGCCGAGGGCTGCTACAGCGGCATGTTCTACGGCTGCACGGGCTTGACGCAAGCCACCGCGTTGCCCGCCACCACGCTGGCAAACCACTGCTACAGCAGCATGTTCAGCGGCTGCACGGGCTTGACGCAAGCACCCGCCTTGCCTGCCACCACGCTGGCAAACCACTGCTACAGCAGCATGTTCAGCGGCTGCACGCAAATCACCAGCCATCACGTGGCGACGCTCAACAATTCGGCAGGCATCTTCGCCAACAACTCGTCTTGCGGTTCGTTCACCATCGACGCGGAGACCCCACCGACGATAAGCAACGATACCATCTCAGGTTTGAAGGCTGACTGCGTCATCTATGTGCCTGCCGCAAGCGTCGACGCTTACAAGGCGGCTCAGTACTGGAGCGCACGTGCCTCTTACATCCAAGCAATTCCGTAAACGACAACGGGGCGGCTCACGGGTCGCCCCATAAAGCAAAGGAAAATGTCGGAGACCTACAAACGCGCAACGATCAAGAATCCCGCCTTTTGGGTGTGCCTCGCCATCAGCATCGCGCTGGTGGTGGCGGGGTTCCTCGTCCCTCCGACGGGGAAGATTGACGGCTCGGTGCTGACCGCCGTCGGAGAATTGTTCGGCTTCGCCACGCTCGAGGTCGTCTTGATAGCCATCCGCAAAGGCATGGACGCGAACATCAAGCACGGAAAGACGGAGGTCTCCATCGGGGACATGAACAAACCAAACACTAAAGACAATGGAACTGAAGCTGAAACGGAGATATAAGGGCGACGGCTACACCATCGGCATGCTCACCGTCGACGGCAAGTACTTCTGCGACACCCTCGAAGACCGCGACCGAGGGCTGGACCAGTCCATGACCGAGGCCAACATCAGGCATATCAAGGTCAAGGGGGCGACGGCCATCCCGACGGGGACATACCGCATCGACATGGTTACCAAGTCGCCGCGCTTCAAGGCCCGCTGGTGGGCTCGTCAGTTCGGGGGCATCGTTCCGCGTCTCGTCGGGGTGAAAGGCTTCGTCGGGGTGCTCATCCACCCCGGCAACACGGCGGACGACACCGACGGATGCATCCTCTGCGGCGAAAACAAGGTCAAGGGGCAGGTGGTCAACAGCGCGGCCACCTACGTCCGTCTCGTCAACGCCATGATCGACGCGCTCGTTAGGGGCGAAACCATCACAATCACGATACAATGACCTGCGCCGACGACATCATCCGCATCCTCGAAGCGGCCAAGGAAGCCATCCAGCAGAACATGGCTACCCAAGGCATCAACGCCACGGGCAACACGTCCGCCTCGTTCCGCGTGGAGCGTTACGACGGGGGCGTGCGCCTCGTCATGGGCGGCACGGAGGAAAAGACCGCACCGCTGGCCACCCTCGAAGTCGGTCGCCCTGGCGGGCCGGTGCCCAAGGGCTTCACGCAGATCCTCTACGAGTGGAGCATCGCCAAGGGCATCCCCTTCGACAAGGACAGCCGCCGCCGCTCGTTCGCCTACCTGTTAGGCCGGCGCATCCGGAGGGAGGGTACGCTGCGCCACATGCAGCCCGTCGACGTCTACACCACCATCGTCCTCGACGTGGCAGACCACATGAAGGCCGACGCGGTGAAGTCCATCACCACGGCAATACACAACCAATTAAGACAATGACACCATGGAAGAGAAAACGACAGTAGTAATTGACATTCAGCTCGACGACCAAGGCGTGGCAGACAAGCTCGCACAGGTCAACCGCGAGATGGCCAGCCTTAAGTCCACCAACAACCAGTTGCGCAAGGACGTGAAGGACGGCAACAAGACTTGGGAGGAAGTGTCCGCCACCCTCGCGGAAAACGAGGCTAAGCTGAAGACCTTGAAGGCAGAGCAGTCGGCATTGAGCGGCCAAGTCGCACAAGCCACGGCCAAGAATCGCGAATATGGGTCAAGCCTCAAGGAGCAGTCGGCATTGCTCAACGACCTGCGCAACCGATACCAGAGCCTCAGCGAGGAGCAACGCAACAGCATAGGCGGAAAGGAGATGCTCAAGCAAATCCAGGACCTCGACGCGAAGATGAAGAGCGCGGACGGTTCCATTGGGCTGTTCCAGCGCAACGTGGGCGACTATGCCAACCAGGTTGCCAAGATTTCGGGGCTGTTCGGCTCCGCTGGTGGCGCGGCCTCGTCGCTCACGGGCAAGCTGGGTTTGGTTACAAAAGGCATGGGCGCATTGGCCGCAACACCGCTCATCGGCGTTCTCACGCTCATCATCACCCTCGTTCAGAAGGCCGCAGCCGCCATGAAGGGCAGCGAGGAGCAGACAATGAGATGGAGGGAGACGATGGCCGTCTTCGAACCATTGCTGAACGCCGTCAAGAACGGCCTCTCCGCCTTCGCTGCCATCCTCATCGACACGGTGCAGGTCGCCATCAAGGGAGTGACCGTCGCCATCAACGGGATGGCCAAGGCCGCCGACTGGGTTGGTCGCGTATTCGGTGCCGACTGGGGCCTGAGCCGCAAGACCGAGGAACTGAAAGCACAAGCCGCCGCCCAGCGAGAGCTGACCAAGGCCGAAAACGAATACATAATCAACAAGAGGGCGTGGGGCATCGAGACCGCGAAGATAGACCGCGACGTGGCCGAACTAAGGGCCAAGGCCGCCGACAAGGAAAACTACACCAACCAACAGCGGCTCGACTTCCTCCAGCAGGCCATCGACAAGGAGACCGAGAGGGCGACCAAGGAGAAGGAGTTGGCCGAAGAGAACCTGCGCCTGCTGCGCATCCGTGCCGCACAGACCGAGAACGACGCGGAAATGAACGACAAGCTGGCCCAGGCCGAGATTGCCGTCGTGCAAGCCGACACGCAGCTCAACCGCACCAAGCGTGAGATGGTCTCCCAGATGAGCGAGCTGCACAACAAGATAAGGCAGGAGGGCGTGGCCGCGTGGAACGCCTACAAGAAGAGCATCGAAGACGCGAGAAAGGCAGGAATGGAAACCCTTGAACTCGCCCGCGAGATGGGCGAAGCCTTGAAGTCGTTCAAGCCCGACGAACGGGAACTTGACTTCTTCGAGAAGTTGGAGAAACACTATGCCGAAATCGACGAGAAAGCCAAAGAAGCCGCGAAACAACACGAACTGCTACGCCGCCACATCCTCGACACCCAAGGCGTCGACATCGACGCGAAGCTGGACGACAGCATCATGGATAAACTGGAAAGGCAGTCGAATGCCTGGTACAACTTTACGCAGACCTACAAGGAAAACGCCGAAACCATCCAGGAGACCTCGCAGGCCCTGTCGTCGTCGTTCGGCTCCGTCGCCTCCATGTACGAGCAGATGGCCAACGACGAAAGCAAGAGCGAGGAGGAACGCGCCAAGGCAGCCCAAGCCGCCAAGCGGTGGTCAGCATTGCAGATTGCAGCCAACGCGGGCACCGCCGTGGCCAAGGGCGTGGCATCGGCAATGGACACGCCATTCCCCGCCAACATCGGAGCCATCGCCACGACGCTTGCCGCAATCCTCGCAGCCATCGCCCAAGCCAAGGCACTTGCCGCCGAAGGTCACGCCCAAGGCGGAGTGGTCGGCGGTTACTCAGGCGCGACGATGGGACCCGACAACACGGTCATCAACGCCCGCAAGGGTGAGATGGTGCTCAACGCCAACCAACAACGGCAGCTCTTCGACATCGCCAACGGCGGATCGATGGGTTCGAGCCTCACCGCCTCGCTCGTCGCCGCCTTGCAGGCCATGCCCGCCCCCGTGCTCGAATACTCCGAGTTCGCCCGCTTCCAAGGGCGGCTCGTCAACCTGAACGAATCGCAAAAACTCAAATAAAGATGGTTATATTCCAGTCAAACGGCGGCAAGTTCACCGCCACCTTCCAGGGCGACTACAAGGCCAACCTTGCCTGCTACGCTTTCACGCGCAGCCGCTCTATGCTGCGCGTCAAGCGCGAGGACGAGGAGACCGTTACCCGCGTCGCCATCTACACCTCGCAGACGAGCAGTACCACGCCGCGCGTCTATTACTACACAGACCCGACGGGAGCGGTCGACATCCCGCTCCACAACCTCGTCAACCAGCTTTACGGCAACGTTTCGGTGCTACTGCACGTCGAGATGTACCCTCTCGGCAGCAGCGGGCAGTTGGATTACCTCACCTTCGTGCTCGACATCCAGGAGGGCGTGAGCTACAACGAGATGATGGCGCCGCGCAACAAGGACTTCGACGGCACACTGTACGCATTCTCGCACGCCTGCATCCTCCCGCCCAACATCATGCTCAACCCCGCCACCGCTGGCGGCGTGACGGGCAAGGGTCTCATCGTCGAGAGCAACTACCACGTCCTCGACCTCGATGCCCATTGGTGGCAGCAGTCGTCGGGCGTGTGGGCTGGCATCACCCCGCTGGGGCAAAGGCAAAACCAAATCGACGTTGCCCCAGGTGCCGACATCCTACGCATCGTCACGGGAGAAAACAGCGACGTGGTCAAGGAGTACCCGCTGACCAAGACCGACTATTGCTCCGACCTCGTGTGCATCCGCTGGACGTCGCTCACGGGCGCGACGCGGCAGCACTATTTCCCCATCGTCGCCTTCGACAAGGGCAACGGCGAGCAGGTCGCCCTCGTCTCGCCTGGCGACGGCTACGAGGTTAGCAAGTCCAACTACCAGGCCGTCAAGGGCCGCCTCACGGGGCTGACCGCCTACGGATACTGGTACTATATGGACATGATCCAGGCCTCCGACCTGCACGCCGTCGTCTACCCCACCGCCTCCAACTTCGAAACCGAGATGGCGTCGGCACAGACCGCAGCATGGGTAGATACAGACAGCATGGAGACCCCAAGCGGAAACGGATTCTTCAATTTCGAGTTCACTGTCAACATGAGGCAATATGGCAAGGTATAACATCATCGGCACAGGCTTCCTCGACCTCGCCCAGGGCGGCATGGCCTTCAAGCAGGAAAACCAGCATTTCCGCTTCGCCGACATCAGCCTTGGGAGAAGCGTCGAGTTCAGCATCCCCGCCACAGACCGCAACCGCAAGATGTTGGGCTTCGGTGACGACCCTGCAACCTACGGAGAAATGCTGCGTGGGCGCCACCAGTGCCAGTGCGTCTACGACGGTGGCACCGTCATGGGCACGCTCGCGGTGACCGCCTACAAGGGCGACGCCTTCAGCTGCGTATTTTACCTCGACGACGCGGAATGGCTACGCTCGCTCGACCAGCGCAAGCTGTCGGAGTGCCCCGAGATTTGGAACAAGGGCGTGCCGTGGTCTACGAGCGTGCTGCCTACCAACGCCAACGAGGCCGACCCGATGCTGGGCGAAGATATTATTCTGTACGACAACGGCCTCGTCTTGCAGACGTCGCAATGGCAGCTGCTGCCGTCTATCAATGTGGCCACGTTCTTGACCGATCTCTTCGCTGCCATGGGCGTTCCCTTCTCAACCGACCTCGACAAGGCCTACTGGCTCGTAATGGCCTCGCTCAACGGAGGCACTGTCGACGCCGTGACCTTCGCCCAGACCTCCACGGCAGCGGCCAGCGTCACCCAGTCGCAGCAATATTTCGCCGTTGAGGAAATCACCCTCGAATGGGCAATGGCCAGCGTCTTCGGCGCGTTGGTGGGTGGCGGCAGCGTTGCCTCCAAGGGTTTCAAAGCATCCCGCAACCTCGAAGTCACGTTTCCTGCTTCCATCGCCGACGACGTGTACATCAACGAGTGGCACGACAGCCTGCGCAAGTGCAAGACGTTGGGCGGCGGCAGGCGGGACCCGTTGGCGGGCAAGACTATCACCATCGGCAGCGGCACCACCTTCTTCTTCGCCCGCAAGGACGTGGAGTACATGCCGGGCGACGGCTACGGCTGGCGGGACACCTACCACCCCTTGAGCGTGACCTGCAACGTGGCCCGTTCCGAGCAGATGAGCATCGGCGATGTGTGGTACCTGCGGAACAACATGCCCGACATGACCGTGTTCGAATTTCTCAAGTCCGTGGCCAACGCCACGGGGCGTGAGCTGACCGTCACCGCCGACGGCATCACCCTCGAAACCGCCAACTACGGCACGAATGACGATTTCGTGGCCGTCGACAAGGTGGTGGCCGTCGAGGAGGTGTGCCGCAAGGTGGAGGCCTGGGGTGACGACACGGGCAAGGCCATCATTGACTTCGACAGCGAGGACTACGTTGGCGAGGGTGAGCGGATGACCATCCCATACACCATCGACAACCAGCACCTCGAAGGCGAGGAGCATCACACGGTCGGCTTCAGTGAGGGCGCGGTGGGCGAACACGGCATCCTTATCCGTGACGTGGATGTGAGCGGCATTCCGAAGCTGGCCGCGAAGAGGTGCACCGTCGCCTACGCCGACCCCAACGAGACCTACCTGCAACGAGTGCCGGTGCCGTCGCCCGTGGGCTACGACGACATCGCCCAGCAGTCGACCTGCGTCCGCCTCCGTATGCTGGCTGGCGAGGCCGCGTTCTTCGCCCTGCAACCCTCGACCACCCTGCTGTGGCAGGGCATGGCCTACCTGTGGACCGACGCGCAATGGAGCGACGACGTGCTCACGCTGACCTTACAGAAGGTCTCGCAATATCCGACACAATTGACTCAATCAACCTAATAATAACAAACAATCAAAGCCGCTGCAAAAGGACAGCGTCGGGTGTGAGCCCCGCGTTTTACAAATAAGAAATCGTTGTTTTTCGCCCCTGTTTTCCGTTCGGGGGCGATTTTTTTTTTGCCAAAATTGCACAATCGGCGCGAATTGTTGCACAATCGGAAACCGCCACCGACGGCAACGGCATCGACAAGACCATGGTGATGGGCTTCCGCGAATGGATCGAGCGACGCAACGGAGAGGGATGCAGGGCCTCGTCGGCCTACCTCGAAAAGCTCCGCACCATCCACAACCGTGCCCGCGACCTCTACAACGACGACGACGCGGGGCTGGTGCGCATCCCCCGCCAGCCCTTCAAGGGCGGCATCAGCCGAGACGACGTGGCCGAGGCTCTGAACCACGCCCGCCGTGGCAGCGACCGCGTGACGGACATCTATGTGGAGCGGGACTTCGCCAAGGCATGGGAGGCCAACAGGAAAGTCCTCGACTTGCTGAAATAGCGCGAAAATTTCCAGAGACACCCCGAAAATTTCCGAAAACCGAAAAAAAAGTGCATTTTTTTTGAAAAAAAGTGCTTTTTTTTTCTTGTTTTGTATTGCTATATCAAAAAAATGTCGTATATTTGCATCGTCAAACAACAAGAAAGGGTAAAAAAATGGCAACTTTACAAGACATTATCGGTAAGACGATCGTTGGATATAGATATGGTATCGCACCCGAAAGCGGCTACTCATACAACACCAGAGAAAACGAGCGCGAGTGTGGCGTAAGTATGGCGCAGGTGGGATTTTGCAAAGAGGTGCAAAGTTTTGCGGTATCTGCCCAAGTGGACGAAAAATACTACTACATCGGGGAAATCGCCGGCACCGGCGGCGATGATGAAATTTGTCTTGTAAATTTCCGACAAATCAGCGAGAGCGAATACATCAAATTAAGAGAAGAGACAAAAGAGGCCAGCAATGCCATAGTCGACTATTACGCAGACAGAAAACTCCGTTTGTTATATAACGGATTCTGCATTGGCATGACCGAAGAAGAAATCGAAGAGTTTAGGAACCAATACAAAAAGTAATACCATGACCACAACGAAATCACAAGGCCGCAAGCCAGGACACACCAACAACCCCAACGGAAGACCAACCAAGGGAAACGAGAAGCGCAAGACGGTCTGCTTCCGCCTCCAGCCAAAGACCATCGACTTCATCAAGGAATTGGCTGCGAATTTGGGATGCAGCCAGTCCGACCTCATCGAGGACAGGATAGAAGGGATGCGGAACCCATAACCGACACCCAGACCAAAGCAAGGCGACACCCGAAAGGATGACTTTCCGAGCCGAAAGAAGCCTTTAATCCCGTTTTTCGGCAAAAATCGGCATCGTTATAGACCAAGCCCGCCTTTTTAATGGCTTCGATAATTTCGGTAAGTCTTTCTTTATCAATCATTTTTGAATTTTTTTGAGACAAAGTGAAAAAAATCGAAAAAAAAATCGAAGAAATTGTCCACCATGTCGAATAAAACATTTATATTTGCAACGCAAAAACACGAAAGCAACACGCAAAGGTAATAATTAAACACGAAAAACACGAAAGGGACACGAAAAATGACAAAAAATCCACAACAAAACATGATCAAGATAGAGATCAAGAACAGGTGGACGGAAGAAGTCATCTACACACACGAACGCGAGGACAACACCATCAGGAAGACGGTCGAGCAGGCGGTTAAGGATCACGCCGACCTCCGCAACGCCAACCTCAGCTACGCCGACCTCCGCAACGCCAACCTCAGCTACGCCGACCTCCGCAACGCCGACCTCAGCGACGCCGACCTCCGCAACGCCAACCTCAGCTACGCCGACCTCCGCGCCGCCGACCTCCGCAACGCCTACCTCAGCAACGCCAACCTCAGCAACGCCAACCTCAGCGACGCCGACCTCCGCAACGCCGACCTCAGCAACGCCGACCTCAGCGACGCCTACCTCCGCAACGCCTACCTCAGCGACGCCTACCTCCGCGACGCCTACCTCCGCAACGCCTACCTCCGCAACGCCGACCTCCGCAACGCCGACCTCAGCGACGCCGACCTCCGCAACGCCGACCTCCGCAACGCCGACCTCAGCGACGCCGACCTCCGCAACGCCAACCTCAGCTACGCCTACCTCGACGAAGGCACGAAGGGCTTCGTTCCGCTCGCCTGCCCTTCAGACGGTGCCTTCGTCGGATGGAAGAAGGTCAAAGGTAAGCTGGTCAAGCTCCTCATCCCAGAGGATGCAAGGCGGTCGTCGGCAACGACGAACAAGTGCCGCTGCGACAAGGCGCAAGTGCTGGCCATCACCGACACGGACGGCAACAATCCCATTGACAAGATTACCAATTACAATTACGCTCCGTGCGACTACATAGTCGGAGAGACGGTCATACCTGACAGTTTCGACGAGAACCGCTGTAACGAATGCTCGCACGGTATCCATTTCTTTATCAACAAACAGGAAGCAATCAAATACTAATAAATACCAATACCATGACAAAGAAAATGACACTCAAAGAGAGGTACGAGGAGGCCAAGAACTCCAAGCCCTCGCCAACACCTGCGCAGGTCTTCATCCAACGCTGCATGGATGCCTGCCACGTCACCGAGAACACCGTCCGGGGATGGCTATGCAACAGCCGCCGACCCGACGCGCTGGCACAGGAAGCACTGGCCAAGGAGTTCGACTGCTCAGTCGAAGAGCTGTTCCCAATCGAGGAAGGAGGCCAGCAATAATCAAAAGAAAGGACAAAAAAATGGAAAAACCAAAGAAACTCACCATCGAGGAGCTGCGCAAGGCGCAGGACATGCAGGCCGAACTGCTTGGCATGGTCTCCGCCAAGGTAGGCCACGCCACCCATTGGAGCGTGTCGCTCGAACTCAACGAACTCTATCTCTACAAAGAGGAGTACGCAAAAATCTGCGTAGTCATCCGCAACAACACAGGCAAGAATTTTTGCCGACAAGCCACGCTCACCAAATGGGCGGGCGACGAGACCTTCGACAACCTCAAGGCGAAGCTCACCGAGTACATCAACGAAAACTACCAATAAACAACACAATGACATTTACGAAACTATACCAGGAAGAGCTGAAGAAGGCGGGCGAGATGCCGCGCGAGTGGTTGCAGCGCGTCGCGTGGCCGCCATTGTGTCAACGGACACGGTGTACGGCTGGGCGACCGGATGGCGCAACCCGAGCCGCGAACTGGGCATCTCCGCCGAAGAGCTTTTCCCAAAAAAATGAAAGGAGTAAAACAATGAAGCACACACTCATCAGCAACATCGACCGCTTGCAGGTGGTCGGCTTCGGAGCCATGGCAGCACTGGCCGCCTACGGCATCATCACCGGCGCGTGGTGGCACATCGTCACCCTCGCCATCTGTCTCTCCATCGTCAAGGCCTCAATCAACGACATCAAGGAAGAGGAGAAAGACCAATGAACAAGGACATCATCGACATCATCACGGCGAGCGCGGCAATGGGAGCGGCGGAGGTCATCCGGCAGATGCGTCCAGCCGACGACCACATCAGCCAGCGGCAGGCGTTCCGCGAGTTCGGTCGCGCCTTCGTCGAGGCCAATGCCGACCGCCTCTCCACCTACACCAGCGGAAACCGCAAGGTGTACAGCCGCTCGGAGTTGGAGCAGGTCAAGGCCGCGAAGTCCGTGGCGATGGCGGCGATGAGAATAGAATTTTCACTTAAATAAAAACGAAAGGACAAAAAAAATGGAAAACAAGAAAATCATAGAAGAACTTGCCGCCATCATGGACGAGATCGGGGCAATCGGAAAGAGTAAGAAGAGCACAGGCGTCAACTTCGCATACCGTGGGATTGACGACGTAATGAACGAGCTGCACCCGCTGCTCGCCAAACACCAGGTGCTAACCGTCCCCGAGGTGGTTGACCACCACCGCGAGGAGAGGCAGACTAGCGGTGGCAAACCTATGATTTACTCAATCATGACCGTGCGCATCCACTTCGTCGCCGTCGACGGCTCGGAAGTAGTCGCCACCGTGGTGGGCGAAGGCATGGACCTGAGCGACAAGGCCGGCAACAAGGCGATGGCCATCGCCTACAAGTACGCATGCTGCCAGGTGTTTTGCATCCCGACCGAGGAGATAGCCAAGGCCGACCCCGACGGATACCAGCCCGAGACGAGCAAGCCAACAGCCGACCAGCTGCGCAACTACATCGACAACTGCGCCACACTCGACGACTTCAAGACGATGAAGGAGGCCTGGGGCGTGTACATCAAGACCGACCCCAACCTTGCGGCCTACGCGAACGCGAAGTACAACGAACTCAAGAATGGATGCCAACAATGAGGAACGAGGACTTGTACCACTACGCCGACGGCACCGCCGCCGAGCTTGAACAGGAATACATGGATAACAACTGGAACAATTAACAAAAAAAAAACACAACACAATGCAAACGACCAATTTCAGAATGAAAGAACACGAGGCGGAATGGAAAGAGATCCGCCGACAGATCAAGAACGACCTCGACTATGAGATGAAGCAAGCCCAGCGGGAATGTGCCGACCGCATCGAAAAAGCCCAGCGGGAATGTGCCGACCGCATCGAAAAAGCCCAGCGCAAGCACTACGAACGCTGCAAGGAAATCGCCATCGAGGAGGACACCTACAAGGCGAAGGCCACCGAGGCCCGCAACGCCACACGCGCCCAGGTCCTCGCTGAACTGGAACGCATCGACGAACTGAAGGCCAAGCACGGCCTCAACGGGGAAGGAGGCGAGCAATGAGCGGCCTCCCCACCCTCTACACCATCAGCGGAGACCTCCTCGCCATCCTCAACGAACTCGAAGAGAACGGCGGGGAGCTGACCCCCGAGCTGGAGCAAGCCCTCGCCATCACCGAGTGGCAGTTCACCGAGAAGGCCGTGGACTACGGCCTCGCCATCCTCAACCTCGACGCCATGGCCGAAGCCGCCAAGGCCGAGAAGGAACGCCTCGCAGGGCTCCAGAAATTCTACGAGAACGCCAAAAAGAGGCTTTCTGAGACTCTTTCGGGCGCGATGCTGGCTCTTGACCACCCGAAGGTGGAAACGCCCACCTTGCGCCTGTTTTTGCGCCACACGCAGGCTACCGAGATAGACAACGCTGACGACATCCCCGCACGGTTCAAGTTGACAAAGGTCGAGACCGTGGTCGACAAGGCTGCCGTCAAGAAAGCCATCGTCGCGGGCGAAGACGTGCCAGGCGCACACCTCAACGACAACTACTCACTCCAAATCAAGTAAGTCCATGCCGAGCCTGAGCGACAGGGACCTGAAAGCCGCGCTGCGCCTCTTGGAGAGGCTGGCCTACCCAAGGGGCGACTGGCGCGACGACGAGACAAAACGCAAGGCAAGGAAACTCGTCAAGAAAATCAAGAACGATGAAAACAATCACAAGAACAACCATTGAATCGGGCGAGATTACCGAACGGCGCGGCGCGATCTACATCGCCACGAGGCGCAACAGCCATCGTCCATGCATCGATCAATGCGACCTGCGGGGCATCGCCAACCACGCCCACTGTGACGGCTACTGCTGGCGGTGGGCCAACGGCGACGAAATCGTGTTCCGCTACGTCAAGCCCGTGGCGGTACTCGCGCCTGGCGACAAGACGGAGGTTGTGCAGACACCCAGCTGGATCGCTGAGTGGAGAGCCCGACACTTGGAGGACATCGCGGAGCGTGCCGCCAAGAAATACAAGGAAATGCACGATATCCAGCCGAAGGCGAGGAAGCGCGGCTCGGTGTACAAGCGGACGGAGCGCAGCGGCTGGCAGGCGGCCATCACCTTCGACGGCAAGAAGTACACGTTCTCGAGCCCCGACAAGGCGGTGTGCCAGAAGTGGCTCGACGACTTCAAGAAAAAAATGGGAATAAATCTTTGAAACCATGCAGCACGAAAAGAAAAATTCCGTATATTTGCAGCGCTTAAACCTCAAACACGTGGCAACGAATGTTGTCCGTAATGCGCAGCGTTTCGGGCTTTTATTATGCCCGACGCGATGCCGATATATGACAGCGGTGTGTGAACCCCGTGACTTGCCCGTAATAGGCACGTCGGCCACGTGTGTAGGTTTAAGCAGCGGGAAGTGGCACGCCGCTTTTTTCGTGCCGCGTTGCTTAATTACACACATTATGACACATTCGAGAAAGACGGCGGGAGAGACCGCAAGCACCATCACCTTCGAGGCCGACTGGCTCCAATTCACCGAACACCTGAGCAACGCCCAAGTGGGCAAGCTGTTGCGCTGCGTTGCCCGCTTCGAGCGCGGCGACATCAGTCCGCAGCACGTCGCGGAGCTGCGCAAGGACGCATCCGTTGGCGTCGCCTACAACTTCATCACCGACAGACTGGAAAGGAGGCACCCATGAAAAAGATAATGTTCAACGACAAGTACGGCCTGACCGCTGCCGTGCTGAATGGTTACAAGACCATGACGAGACGAGCCGTGGATCCCACACTTTTGAGAAAATACGGTCACAACAAGTTCAACGACCGAAGCAGGGACTTGATATTCGCCGCACCATTCAGGATCGGCGAAGTCGTCGCCGTGGCGCAAAAGTATCTCGACCTGCGAAACTGTGAGGCTTTTTACGAGGCTTTGTCAAAAGCGGACCCATATTTCCCATTGGAGTGCATCAAAGGCGAGAAAGGAGCCTACAACAAAATGTTCGTCAAGGCTGAATGGATGCCCCACCGCATCCGCATCACCGACATCAAGGTGGAAAGGTTGCAGGACATCAGCGACGAGGATTGCTTAAGAGAAGGCATTGAAGAAGATTTTGCCGAAGGCCTACCGCTGTATTGGTGGTCTGTGCCGCATGAGGGAATTAGTTGGGAAGAGTATAAAAAGCGCAACTACGAGTTGTCAAGGCATGAGTTAAACGGCGAGACTGGTAGCTTTTTTTGGGACACTCCGCAAGGAGCTTTTTCCTCCCTCATCGACAAGGTGTCCGGCAAGGGCACATGGGAACGCAACCCGTGGGTGTTCGCCTATACGTTTGAACTGGAAAGGAGGGCACGGCCATGACATGCAACTGCGACAACTGCCAATTCCGCGCGATAACGTGGCCGTGTCACGACTTCTGCAGCTATTACAACCGGTACATCCACGACACCAGCGTCGGATGCGTCACACACAAGCCGAAAGGAGGTGGGCAATGAACGAAGACTTGAAGAAGCCCAGTGGCTTCCTCTGGATGGACGAGTGGGCGGAACTGACCGCCGATCTCACAAATGAACAAATCGGCATTTTGCTCAGATCGGCGCAAAACTTCCACATGGGAACATCTTACGACATCGGAGAAGACAAGGAGCTGAAAATGGCTTTCCGCTTCATATCCAACTGCATCAAGCAGAACGATGAGAAGTACGGAAGAGCATGCAAACTAAAGGCGGAAGCGAGGGAGCGACAAATCCGAAACAGGAATAAGAAAAATGGCGTAAGTGAAGATATGCCGACAAATGCCGAGATATCCGAAGATATGCCGACAAATGCCGACTATCAAAATACAAATCAAAATACAAATCAAAATACAAATCAAAATACAAATCAAAATACAACCCCCTATAAAAGGGGGGAGAGTGT